ATAAAATGTTTTATTCCGTAATCATAAAATATATCCCTATTGTTTGTATTATAATACTCAATAAGAAGACAGTCCTCTTGTAGTGTTTCCACATAAATATTTTCTGACTGAAGAATCCTTTGGTCATAATTTGAATCAGAAAAATCAATATATAAATCATGAATACCTATCCCATGAGAAGCAAAGGAAATAGTAACATGATATACCTCGTAGTTCAATAAATCATATAAACTCTTTATTTGAACTTCCTGAAGTATTCCTGAAAAATTATAATTTATAACAATAACTCGCTTCTGTATTGTAGAATCATATACAATATCAACTATCTCATATATTCCATGCCCCATAACTCTAACGTATTGACCGACTATTCCATATTCTGGAATATTCCCATTGAATGAGTGAGTACCTATAACTAAGTCTGCTTCGTTATATATATTTCCTGTTGTAAAATATAAACCAGCATAACCAGTTCCGTAGTCATATAACCAGGCGTCGTGAGAGCCATATCTAGATAAATTAGAAGACTGTTGCTCTATTGTCAATTCTGTTTCTGATGTACTACCATCGCTTTCAAGCGTTCTTATAAAAGCAGATATATTGTCATAATTAGATTTAAACTGTATTGTTATCTGATCGGTTAAATTATAAAGTATTTTTTCACAACTATATACATTTTGAATAGACCTCAAATAGTTAAATGAATGAGAATTTTTATCATTCTTCATTACATCGTTATCATCTGTGGCTTCTGGTTCTACGAAAGTTACTGAATTGGCTTTTGATATATATACGATAGGAGTCCTTAACCCACTTTCACTTACTGTAATATCTTTTGATATTTTACAGCCAAACTGATCTCTTACATATACCGTATAGTTTCCGTCTGATAATCCTTCAAACTGACTTCCAGACTGCCATATTGAATCATCTAAACTATACTCTAATACAAGGGCTGGGTTTTCTGGTGGGTTGTAACTAGCGTCTGAGCCTCCGTATGGGTCAAAAAGAACATTAATAACAGTTCCGTTTATAGATGGATACGATTGAAACGTTAATGAGTTTTCTGATAAAGAAGCAAAGAAAAGCTTATTTGCTAATGGTGTTGGGTACTGAATATTAACAGACCCCTTTCTCATATAAACAACTATGGGTATTCCCCTTTGAAGGTCTACATCAAAATTTGTAGCATTTACCGTTACCCACGAGCCATTATTTATTTTATACTCATCTGTTGTCTCTGTCGTTTCTATTGAATACCTTATAAAAGAGCATGGTGTTGGTTGAGAAACCGCCGCACCAGCTGTTACTAGTTCGTATGTTTCTTCGGTATCATTTGCGATAGTAACGGTAACAGCTCCGTTTGCATCTTCGTAGCTACCAAACTTCCATATATTATCGCCAAGAAACTCAATAACAACCTCATTAGATGTTATTGTTATATCATATAATCCAAAAGAATTAAAATCATTAGCAAAAAACTTAGCAAACTCTATTGCTGAGGCTTCGCCTGGTATAGCTGTCGGTGTTGGTATTCCTATATTACCTGTCTTAGCTCTAGTACCACTAATAAAAGTTTCTTTTTCTTCTACTGGGTTTGTATCGTCGTATAGTGTTCTTGTAAAACCAACAGCTTCATCTGCAGAAATATCAGAATCAAATAAGAATGTTATTTTTGAAGCCATATTAAATATTTATAATTTTTTCATTTGCTCTTATAAACTCAAACTTGCCTGAGTTTTTTGGTTTTAAACTCATTAGATATCCCCTTTCTATTTCTCCAGTTTCGGCATTAGTCCATTCCATTTTAAAATAAGTATTTGGCACTTTTTCCCAAGAACCATTAATTAATTTTGGAGTTGTGTTTAATATTTCTTTCATAAGACTACTATCTACTGGGTGTTGAAAAGATACAATTTCAGGAAGAAATCTAGCCCTTTCTAAAGAATTAACATCTACATCCTGCTCTTCAAGCAACTCTGCTGATTCTCCAATAAAGTGCATTCCAAGAGTTGAGTTAGCTACTGAGCCTATGTTTTTTATTTTTTTTGTTAAGTCAATAGAGTTTTCTAAGCAAGAACGTAAAACAAACCCATGTCTTAACAACATTCTAAGCGGAGTGAAAAGCATACTTTTAAATGTTCCTGGGCTTAATATACCGCTAGGTAGATGTTGTAGCCTATCGCTCCATATTTTCTGAGCGTACCTAATACCACTTGTTCGTTTCAAATCTACAAACCAATTATGAGAATCGCCAGATGTATCTTCATTTGGATAAGCAGACTGTGGTTTTCTTCTAATTATTTCAAGACCGTATTCGTCTGCCCTAATATCAGATAACTTGTTATATTTTTCATTAGACTTTCTAATAGGTGTTACAAAGCTTGTTTTTGTATTTGGCTCATCAAGACCTATTTCGTTCTCATAATCCCCTCCTTTATTATATCCTATCTCTATCCCACTATATAGTAAGTTTTTTTCAACCTTTACCTCTGTGTTTACTGGTATTGGAAGTCTTACTACTGTTTCGTCTTGATAAAAATAACTTAGCTTTTCAACACGAAGCCTTTGCTCAAATCCAACAAACTCAACCCCGACTCCAGTACAAAAAACAGCATGTAAAGATTCTAATGTTTTCTTTAGAGAAAGCTGCATAGATTTATATTTCTCTGAATTTGGATTAAACATTCTTATCCAAAAACCACACGTTAAGGCTACTAAACCAAACTCTCCATCTTGAACATAACCAGCCTCTAGATTTCCAAATAATTTAGAATAAAATGCATTATTCCTACCTGTGATTATTTGCATTAATCTCTCTAATGCTCTTACAACAAAAGAACATCTAACGCCAACGGAAGGCTCAAAAAACTCAACAGTATTAACTTGAAGAGTGTGCTTTTCACAGTCGATAAATAAATTTGTAGCAGCTTGATTTCTAAATAAGAAAACTAGCCCCTCATCATATTCTAAGTTGTCTTCAAAAACTCCAGAAAATTCATTTACAACATTACTTGACGTCGCTGTATATACTGTTGTTTCGTCTACAAGGTTGTACGTATCTACTCCGTCATACTTATACTTTCTAATAATAACATCAACATCTCCTATATTGAATTTTCTAAAAACTATATGATAATTTACTTCTATATCAACATTCTCACCAGCAGCAACACTATCTACAAAAAACATATAGGTTGGTAAATCTCCACCAACAGCACCATCTTCTCCAGGAAATTCATATAAATCAACTGATGAGTGCCTAGCTGGACCTTGAGCTACAATTTCAGTTGGTATTGTAATTCTTCTATCGTTTGTATATAGTGTATTTGGGTTTCTAACTATACTTTCTCCAGACGCAATAATATCTCTTCCGTCTATCGTCATCGTATTAAAGAAGCCAACACCAATATCTTTGCCATCAATACTATCTGATCTCTCTAGTTCAAACTCATCTGTTTCATGTGATTTTATTAACTCCTCAAGCTGATTAGAGTTGAAGTTTATAGATAGCTTTCCATCTTTAATTTTCATTGTTTTATAATCAGCTAGTCCTATATATTTTAACTGAGGCTTTATTACTCCATCAATATTTTCTAATTCATATTTGGTTAAGTATAAATTAGCATTAACACCACCTACCTCATAGTTGTAATATATATAGTCTTTTGCTTCTCCAACAAAAGATAGTGCATTTGTAAATTGAGTAAATACGCCGTGATAGTTTTTATTTCTAACAACCTCAAGCTCATCATCTCTCCATCCTATTGGCTCTATACTTAGCTCTAAAGAAGGAGATGTGTCGGATTTTAAAGAAAACCCAATAAAGTCACTTTGATATAGATTTACATCAGCCATTAATTCCAGTAAGACATTTCATCCCGATAAGGATTGTATTCATTTAATATTGATATTTTGTTATTTATTTTGGATTTTTTAAACCCATTATAAATAGACCCCTCAACTTTATCTAATAGAGATGTATAATCATTATTAGACAACTGTTTTCCATCCGTATATAGGTTAACCAACATAGACCTTCTAGCCATATCTTCAAAATTCTTATAAATAGTGTCTCCTTTTTTAAGTGGTACGACTGCGTTTTCTTTTTCGGTAGTTAAAATTTTACCACCTCTTTCTATATATTCTTGAGCACCGCCATCGTTTATAAGACCTAACGTGTCTTTCAAAAGATTATCTACTCCTTCTGCAAATTGAGGTATTGGTTGTAATGCGATTGTAGCTAGTTCAATAGCAGCTAAAGTTCCTACAATTTTTGCCAAAATCAAATTTGTTGGTGGTGGTGTTGCTAAAGCAAATGATACAGCTAAAGCTCCATTTATTGCTGCTTGAGCTAACGCTGCTGCTTTTTCTATCTTAGCCTGCTTTTGTCTTTCTTTCTTTCTTTTTTCCTCAAGCTGCTTTATTCTAGCTTCTTTGTTTCTTTCTAAAGCTGCTCTTTCCGCTTCGTCGTTTTGAGCCAACTCTATTAACCTGTCATATTTTTCTTCTTCTTTAGCTATCTCAGCATCTATCTCAGCTATTCTCCTATCGAAAATAACAGAGGCTAAATCAGAAATTGCAGATATAGCTTTTATCGCTTCTTTAGCCCAATTTTGCCAAGCACCCTCGCCAGTATATAGGTTGTCTTCTAAAGAATCATAAGTTTCTATGGTATTCTCAAGACTTTTTATTAAAGCATCAAAAGCTGCTCTTTCTGAATCTGTGTTAGCTAATGCTTTTTTTGCTTTTAATAAGGCTATCTGTCTTGATATTTCTTTATTAAAAAACTTGATTCTGATTCTCTCTAACTCCCTAAGTGCTTCAACTTCATTGGAGCTTCCTTCGGCAGTCGCTTCTATTACGTCTTGTTGATTTCTTAACGCCTCATCTCTTTCTTTGTCTAATATTATTTTTCTTAATGCAAAGTCTTTTTCAATATTTCTAAGCTGCTCAACTCTAGCAAATTCATTTACTGTATTTATATCTGATTGATATTTTTGCTCACTTAACAAATATTCCTCATCAGCCTTATCTTTAGCTGCTTTAACCGCAATTAAATATTGCTCGTGTTGCTTTTTATATCTCTCAGAACCTTCATCGAACCTAGATAAAACAGCTCTCCATTTGGCAATTTCTTTTTCTTCGGCATCGGCAATCGCATTGTCTCTGTCTTGTTTTTCATAAAATGCTACAAGTGCTAATGAGTTAATAGTTGATGTTAAAAGCTCTTCTCTTTGTCTTCCCCCAGAATGTTCTACCTCACTTAATTGTTTGTTTATCTTTATTCTTTCTTTTAGCTGAGCTATTAATAATCTATTTGTCTCTGTAAATTCAACCGCATACTTAATAGCTCTTTCGCTTCCACTAGAACCACCAATATCTAAGGGTGTAACAGATACCCCAGACTCTACCAACTCTCTTAATTGTGCTACTAGCTCAATCTGTTTAAAGTATCTTCTTTCAACATAACTTAAGCTTCCTATAATTTTTTGATATGTTTCTTCTGAGGTATCTCCTAATTTCTCAACAGCATCTATTGTATTTACAACAACTCCTAATCCACTAGCACTAAATGCAGCCTGAAGAGAGCTTAATAGGTCTGCGTCATTCCCTCCTGCCTCTATAAAGTCTTTTTTGGCGTTTTCAAGTATTTTTGTTTCTTCTTCTATTCTAGCACTAGCCTGAAGCTTCATAACCTCCCCTATTGCTTTTTCTAACTTGTAATACTCATCTCTTAATCCAGATAGTATAGTTTCTTGTTTTTTGTATTCTTTTGAACCCTGTTTACCCTCTTCCGTAAGTTGTCCCATGGCTTTTCTGGCTTTTTGCATACGAGAGTTGATGTCGTCTAAAGAACCAGAAAACTTTTTATTAGCCTGAACTACTTCTTCGGCTGCCTTTTTTAATTCAGCCGTTACTTCTTTTGAGTATAGCCCAGAAATTCTAGTTGCTTTTTGCTGAGAACTTTCAAATAACTGAGTTAAAACTTCTAAATATTTCTCTGCGAAAGCTAGTAAACCACCTATTGTCTTAGATAGAACACTATCTCCTTCTGATATTGCTCTTACTAATTGCTGCCACTGTCCTTCCAATTTTCCTATCGCAACAGATAGATTTTCAACACTTTCTAAACTTTCAATACCATAAGCTTTTTCAAGCTCATCTGCAAACTTGGGAAGAACCTCAGCAGAAAGAACCTCTCCTTTTTTCATCATCTTGTCCAGTTGAGGTATAGTAACTCCCATTGCTTGAGCCATAATACCCATAGCCCCAGGAAGACGCTCACCCAACTGTCTACGCAGTTCTTCTGTTGTAACCTTTCCTTTAGAAAGCATTTGCTCTAGTGCTAAATAAACACCAGTTAATTCATCGGTTCGTAAACCAAGAACGGCACTAGCTTTTGTTACGGATTCAAATATGTTTTTAGTTTCTAAGAGAGTAAGTCCAGATTGTCTTGCTGCAGTTCTAAACTTCAACCACCTTTGAGTCGTTGAAATTAAAGAAGCCCCATACTTATCGTTTAGCTCTGTTAAAAATTGCCAAGACCTTCCTGTTTCAAACAAAGACTGGCTTGTTTGTTCTAGAGCATAGTTTAAAGACTGAAACTGTATTGTAAGGTTTACAATGCTTCTAATAGTTTGGACAATAATAGCAGCAAGACCTCCATATCCTAAAGCACCAGCCAAAGACCTTATTCCAGTAAATAATTGTTTTGTGCTTCTTGTCGCCTTAACAATACTTCTTGTGTTTTTTGTTTGAGCAGTAGTTGATTTCTCTATTGCTGGAGTAAGGGTATTAACGGCTGTTGTATTGCTTTTTACCGCAACCGTATTTCCTTTTAATTGTGTAGTGTTTTTTGATAAAGCAGAATTAAGGGTTTTTATCTTACCATCTATATTTGATATAGCATTTCTTAGCCCTTGAATTTGAGTTTTTAAAGCATTAAAGGATTTGCCATCTGCTTTTGAAACCTTGCCTATAACAGTGTTTAGTTCAGATAATTCATTAATTAATTTGCGTACTTCTTGTACTGCTTCCTCTGTGCTAATATGGGCTTTTCCCATTTTTCTGTCTTATTTCAAATTGTTCTTTATCTAGTTTTTCGTAGTTATTCCATGTTATAACTGAGCATTTCTTAACATTTATAGAGTACCCTAACTCAAGGTTTTTAGAGAGTATTAATGCCTTCTTATCTAGCTTTGTTAGTATAGTTATTGGCTCGTCATCATTATTGTTGTTATCTAGCTCTACATTATATTTTTTTTCAAATCTAATCGTTTTTATGTTAAGCTTGTTTTTTAAACCAGAAATATTGCTCTTTATCCTTGTAATTTGTGGGCTTATATCTATGTCACTACTAAACTTTATACCTATATCATTTAATAAAGATAGATGTTCTACATATCCATATTCTTCATATAAATTGAATATTTTTTGAGCAATATCAACCTTTCCAGCTAGGTATATTATTTCAGCCTCTAGCTTTGTTTTTTTTAATTCTGCTTTATCGAAAATAACTTTTTCATACTCTGAGAATATATTTTCAAATGCTAATTTTAATTTTCTCTTATGTTTAAAGCCTAGAATCTCTAGCTCAGCATTTGTTTTTTTTTCAAAGTCCTCTATTAAGTATGTAAGTTTTTTTGTAGCTAAAAGAAGGGTAAAGTTATATATTGGGATAGTTGAGCAGCTTTGGTAGTATGTCATAACCTTATTTCAATATCGATATTTTCATTAAATTCTTTAGAGACTATGTTGCTAACTCTAGCTAAGGTTGTTTCTATCGATGTTATTTCGTCTTGTGAAAATTCTAAAATACCCTCTCCATAACCTCCGAAGTGTTTTCCCTCGCCCTCTATAAGTTTTTTTGTCAGGGCTTTATCTTTATTGTCTAAAAGAAGGGTATTTGTCTCAAATTTAGTAAATAAATTAGAATACCACCCACCAGAATCTCTTAAAGTAACATGAGAAACTCTAGTAAATGCGCTTTTCTTTTTCTTTTTTATTGTAGAGGGGGCGTATTTCCCTAGAGACTTACCACGTCCATCTATTCCCTTTTGATAAAATCTTTGCTTTACACTAAATAACAATCTAGACTGCTCTTTTCTAAATTGTTCATTTATTTCTTTTTGAAGTACGCTATCAAAATTACGTAGCTTCATTATAAAAGCATTTAATTTCATAAATAAATAGGAAAATTACCGCCCTAAAAAATGGGCGGTAATAATAAACTATACTACCGTAGCACTTACTTCTTCACCTCTATACAAAACCCCTGCAAGGCTTGTGACATCTACATTTAAAGAGTTGTCCCATACGTCAGTAACAACAACTTCTCCAGCTGCAAGAGCTGGAATTGTAATTGTATAATTACCAGGAGTATCTTCAACAACCCCACTTATTACAACAGTAGAGCCATCAACCTTTACAATGAAATTAGCTAAAAGCAATCCTTCAACAGGAGTTGAGTTGTCTGAAGCCAAAACAACAGAAACTTTAACTGTTGTATCTAAATCTGCTGGCGCAGCCGTATAAGCAAAAACAACACCATTTACAGTAGGAACTTCTTGAGGTGTAAAATCAAGTTGTTCTATATGTAAAATACCATAATTTTTATCCCATTGTAGCCTATCTAGGAATTGTACTAATAAAGATTTAGACTCTGCATCCCCACCAGAAACCTTACGCTTTGTAAGTTCTGGGGTAACGTGCCCAGCTGTAAATCCTTTAAAATTCCCATCAGATGTTTTAGCAAGAAGCCAGTTTCCTTCATCGTCACCAATAATAAAGTCATAACTTTTAAAAGACTCTATTTTAGCAAGTTCTCTGTAAAATTCATGCCCTTCCTCAAACATTAGTTTGTATTCGGGCAGACCTTTTAAGTTTAGTCGTTTAACCCCTCCAGTTCCAGTTGAATAAGTATCTTCTGCAGATAAATCTTCAAAAGCACTCGCATCAATAAGAGGGATAATAGTTCCCTTTTGAATTAATGGCTGAAGAAAGCTAATATCAAAGTCATCTGTAGCTTGAATTACAGTTCCTTTGTTTAAAGCTAATAGGTGAGCAGGCTCTCCAAATAGAGATAAACAACCAAGTTTACCAGTATTAGCTGAGCCAGCACCGCTACAAGCCTTTTTGTCTGCTATTGTTTGAATGCTCATTTTTCTATAATTTTTAAGTTAAGTAAATATTCGTATGCCTTTTCGGATTCAGTTTCATAACTATCTCCTGGCTTATATGTCTGTTTCTGAGTAATAAACTCTTTTATAAATTTCCCTTTGTATTTCTTTTTTGCCATGTTCTATATTTTTAATTTCTTATAACAGCTTGAGTTTAGTGAAAAATCAAAACTTACTCTTAGCGCATCCCAAATAAAAGAACCTGCGTTTTGTTCTCCTTCTTCGGAATCACTATAATTTGGATGTTTTTGAATAATAAAATCCTCTTCAAAGTTAACTATGTTTGACCTCCTAAACAGGAGTCTAAAGTTGTTAAAAAGCGGAATTAAAATTTTACCAAATGTAACTTTTAACCTTTCATAATTTTGCATAGAAGAATTTGTGCTAACAGCTAATATAAAAACAGCACCATCAACAACAACTTTAGTTTTTTGATGATTTTCACTATATGGATATAATAACCATATTAAAGGATATGGCTCTTCTCTATTGGATAAAAAAGCATTTAATTCCTTTTTATCACCATATCCAAATACAACAGAATGATACGTCTCTCCAGAGAGGCTTTTCATTTTTGGTAGGTCTTCAAACATAGTTTCAAGCCTATCTTCAACAACTATTGTATCATATACTATACTCATTATATACCAAACCTATTTATATTGCTCCATGTTCGTGGAGTAAAATTAGAATAAGTGTCTTCTGCAATTAAATTAGAATCATTTATAAATTTATATAAAGAAACATTAGAACCTCCTTCTGTAAAATAATCTACTCCTAGACCATATTTACTTATAAAAGCCTTTGTTGTTTCAGAGCTTCCCTGCACAAACTCTACAAATTTATTCCACGCTTTAGCAACCTTAAAAGACGGCGTAACTACTTCTGCGTTTTTAGGGTTATTGATAAAATGCCCAGAATCACCCCTAGTAATATAATCATTGCTTTCATAATGAAAATAAACGTATGGTGTAATTATGCTTCTATCGTAATTCCCTTCATCAAAAGATTTCCACCTAATCCCTCTCCAAACTACATTCTGAGAGGTAATCGGGTCGGTGTATGACTTTCCGTTTAATAAATCATTCCATTTTGAGTCCGTACCATCTTTCAACCCATTTTGTTTGTTGCTATCAAGTACGGACTTAAATTCATAAAATAATAAACTTCCAAGCGACTTAAACAAACACTCCCTTGAATAGTCATTGATAAAATCAATGATATTACCACTTACCTCTGTTACGTTGTCCGAAACATTTGGTTTAGCATGAGGAATATAAAACTCCCCTTTAAAAAAAGTGTTGTTTATAATCATTTTTCTAGTCTTTTGCCTTCTTTGGTTTGTAGTCTACAACATCTTTTAGGATTTTCACAAACTCTTTGCCTTTTTTAGCAAGAGACTCAGCAGTACTTCGATGCATAACATCTTTTTCTCCTTTAGTATGTGTTCCAATATCCTTTAGATATTCTACCTCTACAAAACCAATTTCTTTTTTTGGTGCTTCCTTCTTTTTTGCTTCTTCAGCCATGTTATTAAGTTTTTAAATTAAAATACTATACTGCGGTAATAGCAGCTTGAACAACAGAAATATCATCATAGATAAGAGCTGCTTGGTCTAGATTTTTTACAAATGCAAAATAACGAGACTCACCTACCATCGTGAATTTATTGGTAATCAACTGATCATTAATCCAACCTATTCTAATGCTAAATGGTACGTAGTTTATAACATTATAAACTGACATATCAGCTACAAATATTTTACCAGCTGGAATTTTAATCCATGGTACAATCCTAACTCCACCAATTCGTACTTCGTTGAAGAGACCAGCTTGTGGGTATAATGGAAGTCCGTTGTCATCCTTAGCACCTACAAGGTTAATAAAGAAGTCAACTGGATTTATCATAACAACATTTGGCTGATAATGTCCCTGATCGGTAAAAGCTTGAGTTGTGTAAATATCAGTAATACAAGCATTAACAACATCCATAAAGTTAGATGTTCCTGCTGGGAAAACATCCGCCATACTTCCTGCAACAAAAGCACGACCATATTCGGTAGCACCTGTTGGGCTAGAGCCAGTTCCATCTGCGAAATAAACAGCATTTACTTTATGTAAATTGTGTTGTTTAAGCAAATAGTCTTTTGCTGTTGCTTCCATACGAACAATATCCGTAGCAGCCTCTTCTGTTAGGATTTCATAAGCAGCAGCCTTAACAGGGTTTGCAAACCTATTTTCCCATTTAAAGTCAATTTGAGGTTTAGCTGCTCCTTCAGCAACAAAAGCATAACCACCTTCTTTCGGCAACATTTCTGTATAAGAATATAGTTGCGTCCCAGTAGAGCTAATAGTAGCTAAAGAAAGTAAACTATCATCATTTCTAAGGTTAAAACCCCCTAGATTTGTATGCCAATTTACATCTGGAGTTCCTACTTCAGTCCCACTAGCTGTCGTTACATCTGCAACTGCTTTAGGGATAAACTCAATACTACCAGACCCTTTTTGATATAGGTCTTTAATCTCTCCTTCTTTTTCAGTAAGGAACGACTTAAATTGAGCAACCACACCTTCAACTTGCTTCTTTTTGTTGGCTTCTATAAAAGCCTCAATAGCATTTCCGCTTTTTTCAATTTCCAGAGAAATTGCTTTAAGCTCTTCTTTTGTTGCACCTTTCGCTTGTAATTCAGCTAAGGTGTTTTGAGCTTCTTCAAACTTGGTGTTTAAGTCTTTAAACTTAGCTTCCAAAGCTTCTGTAAATTTTTCCATTTTGAAAATTCTATAATTAAACATTAATTTATTGAGAGTGTAATATACGGCTCTCTTTTTTTACAGAGTGATTGCTCGGCTCTGTTATTCTTCTATTTCAAGCCATTTTAAAATAGCTTTATCTTTTTCACTATAAGTGAAATCTTTATTTTTATTATTTAATGTTGGAGTAAACCTGTTGCTCCCAAGAACAACAGCACTACCTTCAATAACTTTAGCCTCTGTAACAACCCAAAAGTATTTTTCATTAGCTAAATCTTCTTTATTTGCTATTCTTTCATAGTATTTATCCCATACCTTCTTTTCCTCTTCATAGTCCTCTTCTTCTGAATTAATAGCTAATAGTATTTTAACGTATTGCATGCCAACAGAATGATTATCTACATTTAGATTTTTGTATTGATTATACATATACGAGTTTCTTTCTTCCTTTATTGTAGCATCAAAAACTAAAGCCTCAGTAGAACCTTCCATATCAAATCCTAAAGACTTCCACGTAAGTTTACTTGCCTTAACAGACAAATCCTCTTTGTCTGCTATAATTTTATCAAATTTCATTTGATGTTCTTGTAGAAACTTTATGTTTCTATTTTCACTCAAAGACTTATCCCATATACCATTTACATGTAAATCTTTGTGCGAGTCTACAACATTTGTTGTATTAATTATCGCTCTAACTTTTATAGAGCCATCCTCATTTTGTTCTGCTTTATTAGCTATTGTTGAGGTTAGAACAGTTGTTGTTAATCCTATCGGGTCAGAGAACTTTATTGCAGACTTTTTAGAATATATAATATCCTGTTTATTTTCTACAAGAAACTTTAATAGTTCATTCCCTTTAAGTTCTGTTGGTATTTTCATCTTTACCCTGTTTTTATAATAGTCCTTTCTTCTTTTAACGCAGAAAGTTTGTTTTTTAATGATTTCTTTAGGCTAGGGTCTAAATTTGGTCTAGACAATGTTTCTTCTATGTTTTTGATTATCTCCTTCTTTGTTCCCATTGCTTGTGTTTTTTACCTCTTACTTCTATAATATGAGTTACGTATATAGGAAGACCAACTATATTGACTCCTGTTTGATAACTAACTTTTTTTATGCCTTTTTTCATTGTGTTAGTTGAGAAACTAATTCTGTTATTTTTTCTTCTTGCTCTTCAGTTAAATTGTTTTCTTCGCCTTGTTGACCAATAAGCTGAGTTAGTTCATTTAACTTGATTCCTTTTTCAAATCCAAGAAGCTCTAATGCTATTTCATCTGGCAAACCAGCCGACCTAAGAATACTTAACGCCTCTCCTCGTGTTTTTTGAACTTCATATTTTGTTTTCTCAAACTCAATCATTACTGGCATGTGAGAAAAACTACTCCTAAACTCATATCCGTCCTCCAATAAGCCATTTGACAAACTAGCCATAATACTATTAGCCGTAGACTGCATATCGTTTTGAATATACGAAACTAGACTTTGATTGGCATTTTTGTAAGTTGATTTTTCGCCTGATATCGAATAAACATCATTAGGAAGATGTAGTCCTGTAAAAATTATAGACGCATCCGTTTTGATTCCCTCATCATGACCTAAGTCTCTCATAATTAAATGTAGTGATTGCCATTTTAATGATGCGTTTGTTATAATTCCTCTTTTTCTCGTATTGGCTAATCCGTAATTATTAGCCCATCGCTCTTCAATTTTTTCTTTTTCGTCTGGTTTTAATGGAAATCCGTCTTTCGCTCCTGAAATTAGCTCTTTGCCATTAGACCTTATAATAATGCTTTTCGCTATAATACTATCTTGTGTATTAAAGAGAGTTTTTTTCATTCCGTCAATCCTACTAGCAGTATTAAATGGGTTTTTTGGGTCTACGTTATTTGGTAAGTCGTAGAAAAATATCAGGTCTTTTAAGTTTATTTTTATGTTTTCGTTGTCTTTGTCATAAACAACAACAGTGTTTAATAGTTCGTTTGTTCTAGATGCGTTGAGTAAATTTCCTTTTTTTATAGAATCAGGAAATTCAATTAAATTATAGTTTAAGACATATAAAGAATTTGGTTTCGTTCTTCCGTATGTTCTTTTTTTGTATATAACACCAACTCCATTCGCTATTGTTGTGAAGATTAAACTCTCTAGTAAGTCTGGGAGGGTTTGTGACCAGTTTGGTTTTTTTAACAAAGCATAAGCTTCGTGATTATTAAAAACCTTCTTGTTAGATGAGTTTATTACATCTATTTGTGTTTGGGAGAATAGTTTTGCTATAAATAAAAGGGCTGGAGTAAGGATTGGGTGGGATAAACTTAATGATAAGTTGCTTGAGTTTTTTGACC